AAGGAATATGGTCTCGGCGGCGCACAGGCGGCGGCTGAGATGGGACGAAGCATAGGAGTTGATCGTGTGGAAATAAAAGGTGAAGGCTGGACGGCCATACATAACGACTGCATCGAGGAGACCAAACGGATGGCAGAGAACTCTGTCGATGAGATTGTGACCTCAATCCCATTTTCCAATCACTACGAGTACACGGCAAGCTACAACGACTTCGGACACAATGAGGATACAGCGCGATTCTTCGAGCAGATGGACTATCTAAGCCCCGAGCTACTGCGCATCCTAAAGCCCGGGCGCGTGTTCGCCTGTCACGTCAAAGATCGCGTGCTCTTTGGCAATGCGACGGGAACGGGCATGCCGACCATCGAGCCGTTCCATGCGCTCTGCATTGAGCACTATATGCGGCATGGGTTTCAGTATTTCGGCATGATTACCGTGGTGACGGACGTTGTGCGCGAGAACAATCAGACCTATCGCCTCGGCTGGACGGAACAGTGCAAAGACGGCAGCAAGATGGGCGTCGGATGTCCTGAGTACATCTTGCTATTCCGAAAACTGCCGTCCGATACATCAAAGGCCTATGCAGATACACCTGTCACAAAGACAAAAGAGAAGTATACCCGTGGACGGTGGCAGATCGATGCGCATGGATATTGGCGCAGCAGTGGAGACCGCCCGCTCACGAAAGAGGAGGTAATGAGCTTCCCTGTGAGTGACCTCCAGCGCGTCTATCGGAAGTACAGCCGCGAGAGTGTCTATAACTACACCGAACACGTTGCGATGGCAGAGAAGCTCGACAAGGACAAGAGACTGCCCGCCACATTTATGGTCGTCGCGCCCGGCAGCTGGACGGATGAAGTCTGGGACGATATCAACCGGATGAGGACGATGAACACCTTGCAGGCGCAAAAGGGAAAGCAGATGCACGTCTGCCCGCTCCAATTCGACATCGTCGATCGGCTGATTGACCGCTATTCAAATCCGGGTGATTTGATTCTCGATCCGTTCGGCGGCCTGATGACCGTTCCGCTCTGTGCGCTCAAGAAAGGACGCCGCGGTATCGGGATTGAGCTCAATGCAGACTACTTCCGCGATGGCGTTGGATATCTCAAACAAGAGGAGATTAAGCAGTCTGCACCGACGTTGTTTGACTTTGTGGATGTAGTGGCTAGTTGATAGGAGGACGGCGGCGTGAAGCATAAGGACTGTTTGAGGCGGATTCGGTGTCTTGATGTGCATATCGACCAAAAAATAAAGGAGCTGGAGAGTCTACGCTCCGCCGCTGTCCGTATCGGCGGAGCAAACTATACCCGAGACCCTGTGACAGGAGGGAGAAAGCAATGCGCGGGGTATACGGGGATTGTGGAACGTATCGTCGACCTAGAGCGGGAGATTGAGGCGGAAATAGACCGTTTTGCTGACGAGCGGCATGAGACGATTAACCGCATTCAGAGCCTCGACAATCCGATATATGCCGACATTCTCTTTCAGCGATATGTGGAGTATAAACCACTGTACCAAATCGCAAAAGAGATGCGGTATAGCTACTCACATACGCGGCGGATATTTGGGAAAGCCCTGCGGGTGTTCATGGCAAAAGATGATACAAAATGATACATTTAGATGTGCTATAATGCTATCATGAGATTTAAGCGTCCTGCGGGGCGCTTTTTGTATGTCTAAATACAAACAAAAGGAGGGTGAGCATGAGGCTGACAGCAAAGCAGAAGCGTTTTATCGAGGAATATCTTGTTGATTTGAATGCGACACAGGCGGCAATTAGAGCAGGCTACAGTAAAAAGACAGCTGCGGCGATAGGGGCGGAAAACCTTGAAAAACCTCATATCGCAGCTGAAATCCAGCGTCGCATGGCAGAACGTCAACAGCGGACGGAAGTCACGCAGGATCGTGTCGTCAAGGAACTCGCCCGCCTTGCGTTTGCGAATGCAACGGATTTTGTGACGGTCGAAAAACGCGAAGTGGATGCGGGAGATGGCAATAGCGTCGCCGTTGACTGCGCCACGGTCAAGCACACGTCTGATCTCACCGCAGACCAGCAGGCGGCTATTGCGGGAATTAAGCAGGGCGCCAATGGTGTGGAGCTCAAGCTGTGCGATAAGCTCAAAGCCCTTGAACTCCTTGGGCGGCATATGGGGATGTTTACCGACAAGCTCGACGTGCAGACAGCGGTCACCGCGAATCCATTTGCAGGACTTTCGACAGATGAGCTGCGGCAGTTGATTCGCGATGGATAGTTTGCGGTATCAAGCGATGTTGGAGCTTGCGCGACGCGAGTTCTTTTTTTATTGCCGCCTTAAGGCGCCCGACTTCTACAAGCCGGAGCGTCGATACCTCAAGGACATGTGCGACGCGCTACAGGAGTTTTACGAGGGCGATGACGAGGTGCTTGTCATCAACGAGCCGCCGCGCCACGGAAAGAGCCGAACGGCGTGCATGTTCGTCGAGTGGGTACTCGGCAAAAATCCAAAGGAGAAGATCATGACCGGCTCATACAACGAAACGCTCTCGACCGTATTCTCGAAAAATGTCCGCAACAGCATTTCCGAAATCAAGGCAGATGCGGAGCGTGTCGTTTACGCTGATGTCTTTCCGGGGGCTGCAATCAAAAAAGGCGACGGTGCGATGAACCTATGGAGCCTTGAGGGCGGCCACAGCAGCTATCTTGCCACATCGCCGACAGGAACGGCAACGGGCTTCGGCTGCTCTCTGCTGCTCATCGACGATATTATCAAAAACGCCGAAGAAGCGTACAATGAGAACGTCAAGGAAAATCATTGGGCATGGTTCGCGAATACGATGCTCTCGCGTCTTGAGGAGGGCGGAAAGATCATCGTCATTATGACGCGCTGGGCGACGGACGACCTCGCTGGCAGAGTGCTAGATGAGTTCAAGAACCGACGCATCCGGCATATCTCGATGAAAGCCTTGCAGGATGACGGAACAATGCTGTGCGACGAAGTCCTATCGCGTAAATCGTATGACGATAAAGTCCGTGCCATGGGCGCTGACATCGCAAGTGCCAACTATCAGCAAGAGCCGATTGACATTAAGGGGCGTCTCTACAGCGGATTCAAGATCTATGCAGACGTACCGCGCGACGACGCGGGGCATCCGCTCTTTACGGCGGTCAAGAACTATACTGATACCGCAGACACAGGCGAGGATTATCTGTGTAGCATTAACTACGGCGTCTACAATCACGAAGCCTATGTGCTGAACGTCCTCTATACGAAAGAGCCGATGGAGGTTACAGAGCCTGCTACTGCGCGCATGCTTGCCGATGACCGCGCAAACGTCGCCGACATCGAGTCCAATTCGGGCGGGCGCGGATTTGCCCGGTCGGTGGAGCGGCATCTGCGGGAGACGCATGCAGGTAATCAAACGGTTATTCGACCCTTTCATCAGTCGCGGAACAAGGCAGCTCGTATCCTGTCCAATGCGACATGGTGTATGGAGCACATCTATTTCCCCGCGAACTGGCGTGACCGTTGGCCAGCGTTTTATGATGCGCTCATGAAGTATCAGCGCGAGGGCAAGAACAAGCACGACGACGCGCCGGATGCGCTGACAGGTATCGCGGAGAAGATAGGCCGCGGCGACACATACAGTTTCCAGTGAAGGAGGTGATTTTATGTTTAGTCTACCAAGCATACGAGACTTTTTCCGCGGGTTGATCCGTTGGACGCGCAGCAGCGGAATTACAGAGACCGAGTTTCTCGAGCTTGAGATTCGCGCATGGCTCGCGTCGAAGAAGCGCGAGAATATGCTGACGGGCAGGCGCTACTATGATGGCATGCAGGACATCTGCGATAAGAAGCGCACGGCCATCGGTGAGGGCGGCAGAGAGCGCACTGTGACGAATCTGCCGAACAGCCGGTTATGTGACAACCGCTTTGCGGAGCTGGTCGACCAGAAGGTCAACTATCTGCTCTCGAAGCCGATTGAGGTCAAGACGGAGGACGAGGCGTTCAAAGCAGCACTTCAACTCGTGTTCGATACGACATTTCACCGCCGTTTGCGCAACACGGGATTGGACAGCGTGTCTGCGGGCATCGGGTATCTCCATCCATACGTGTCGGACGGCATCTTGAAGTTTAAGCGCTTCAATCCCGAGGAGATTCTCCCTTTTTGGCGGGACGAAGACCACGAGGAGCTTGATTCGTTCCTGCGTATCTATCCGACGTACGTCTACGAGGGAGCGCAGCCTAAAATAATATGGCGCGCGGAGCACTACACGACGGACGGCGTACGGCGGTACATCTGGACGGACGCGCAGCAGCTTATTGCAGATACGCAGGAGCCGGATAGCTACATCACGTACGATGGCCAGCCCATGAACTGGGAGCGCGTTCCGCTGATTGCCTTCAAGTACAACGCGAAGGAGATTCCTCTTATTTGCCGGGTCAAGTGCCTGCAGGATGCACTAAATACGCTGGTTAGCAATTTCGCCGACAATATGCAGGAGGACGTACGGCATACGATTCTTGTCATTGAGAACTACGACGGGGAGAATCTTGCGGATTTCCGGCGCAACCTCATCGCTTATGGGGCGGTCAAGGTACGCACGGACAGCGACAGCGGCAGGGGCGGTGTGAAGACGCTGACCGTCGAGGTCAACGCGGCGAACTATGAGGCAATCGTCAAGATGCTGCGGCGCGCCATCATCGAGAATGGGCGCGGATTCGACGCTAAAGACGAGCGCATGAGCAATCAGCCGAATCAGATGAACATCCGCTCGATCTACAGCGACATCGACCTCGACGCTGATGGCATGGAACTCGAGTTTCAAGCCGCGCTGCAACAGTTGATGTGGTTCGTGCGCGTGTATCTCGGCATGCGGGGGCAGGATAGCGGAGATGTCGAATTTATATTCAACCGCGACACACCTGTCAACGAATCCGAGGTCATTAACGATTGCCGTGCGTCGGTGGGTATCATCAGCAAGGAGACCATCGTCGCCAATCATCCGTGGACGAAGGACACAGCGGAAGAACTGAAACGACTGAAACAGGAGGAGCAGGAAGCGGGCATAGACGACTATGCAAATCCGGGTGGTGATGGCCATGACGAAGAATGAACAGTACTGGAGCGACCGATTCGAGCGGCTGAAACGCCGTGAGATGGCGAAGGCTGACACGCTTACCGCGGGCACTGCCCGAATGTATCAAGAGGTGCTGGAAAAGCTCCGCAAGGACGTCATCGACTGGTATGTGAGATATGCTGATGAAAACGGATTGAGCCTTGCCGATGCACAAAAGCAGCTCGACGCACGCGAGATGAAAGCTTTCAAGCTGAAACTCGAGCATTACGTCACGCTCGCCAAAAAGAAGGGGCTGCCGGAGCGGTATCAAAAGATGCTCGAACAAGCGTCGATCCGGGCGCGGCTCGACCGAAGTCAGCAGATTTATATTCAGACGGCGCATCACATTGAGATGCTGGCAAACCGGCAAAATCTTGACCTAACCGAGCTGCTTGCGAATGTTTACGGGGACAGCTACTATAGAACCGCGTATGAGACACAGCAGATGAAAGGATTTTCACCCTTTCGGCAGATTGGGCAGGAGCAGATTGACGCTGCGATCTCAAAGCCGTGGGCGCCCGATGGCAAGGATTTTTCGAGCCGCATATGGGAGAACAAGAATCAACTGATTCAAAACCTCCATCTCGACCTTACGCGTGCGCTTATGACGGGCGGCGGCACAACGGCAATCGCCGAGGGCATCGCCAAGCGTATGAATACATCGTTCTTCAACGCACGGCGCCTTATCGAGACTGAAACCGCCTATGTGCAGGAAAAGGCGGCGTTTGACTGCTATAAGGAGCTCGATGTTGAACAGTATCAGATTCTCGCGGTGCTCGACCGAAAGACAAGCCGCATCTGTCGAAAACTTGACGGCAAAGTGTTTGCGGTCAAGGATGCAAAGCCCGGCGTAACCATGCCGCCGTTTCATTGTCACTGCCGCACGACGACGGTACCGTACCTTGAAGAACTCGAGGGAGCGGATATCGAGCCGACGCGCGCCGCGCGAGACCCCGATACCGGCAAAACGGTGTTCGTGGAAGGTGACATGACATATGAGAAGTGGTATAATAAATATGTCAAGAAGCCTTCTTCGGAAACGGGCGGCGGAAGCGGCACTGTAAAGGCAGAAGAACATGTCGTTCAAAACGAGCACTTAAAGAGTATTGTTGACAACCTAAAAGCTGATAATGTTGAATACTTAAAACCGATTGCGTATAGCGGTCCTATTGATGAGACATCTGTGATTAAGGCGTTGGCCGGCGATGACAGAACGACCGGTTCATGCGTGTCTTTAGGGTTGGCATATGTTGGACGGCTCAGCGGGCTTGACGTATTAGACTTTCGAGGCGGCCGCAGTCAAGAGATTTTCTCTCAGAAAGGCACGCTAAAGAAGGTTATAAAATTCCCTGGCATCAACGCAATCGTTGAAACGGCAAGGTCAGAAATCACCGTAGGCAATAAACTCTTGAAGCAAGTGGAGGCTGGGAAACAGTATTATTTCGTTGCAGGACAACACGCTGCCATTGTGCGAAAAGCGGATAGCGGTGCTCTCCAATATCTTGAATTGCAATCAGACAAGCTGCAGGGCTGGCATACCTTCAATGGGAATCCGAGGTATACGCTATCGAAACGCTTTGGGTGCCGGAACGGCAGGGGACGAGATGAGATGGGCTTTATGATTGACATTGAGGAGATGAAACGTTCTGAGGAAATAAAAGCCTTGCTGGGGTACATCAACACGGCGGCAGAAAATGAAATGAAAGGGGAAGGTGGAAGTGTCAAATAAGAAGTTTTACAAGAACAATGCGACTGATAAAATCTATTGGGTTGAGACAGACACGGTAGGTCAGTGGCTTTTTACGTTCGACAAAAAGACCATTTTCAACATGTTTCGAGATTATCCCGGTATGTTGACACCCGAACAAAAAGAAATTTTCGACAGCGAAAATCCCTATTGGAAAGAGTTTTTTGCCGGCCGTGCAGGTTGACAATGATGCCTTGATCTAGGCTAAACAAAATAGCGAATAAGCACTTACGAATCATCGTGAGTGCTTTTCTTATGCCCTCCGTGCTTGACGGCAGGGCATTTATATTCAAAGGAGGTCATACCATGACGAAGGAGGAACTCAAAGCTCTCGGGCTGACCGATGAGCAGGCGGCGAAGATTGCCGAGGACTACGAGAAAAACTACGTAGCGAAGGGCAAGCTCGCCGAGAGGGACGAGGAGCTCAAGGCCGCAAAGGAGGAAAGCAAAACGGTCAAGAGCGAGCTGGAGAAGCTCAAGAAGGATCACAAGGACAACGCCGAACTCGTGAAGCAGCTTGAGGAAATGCACGCTGCGGGCGAGGCGCGGGCA